TACTTGCTCTATATGTCTTTTCCTGCGATACTTCATCATATCATCATATGACATAACTTTGTCATAGACTTCGTTTGTTTTAATATTTTTAAATCTATATACTGGCATTTAAAAATACTTTTTTAACATAGCTATTTGGTCATCGTATTTAGCTATAATCTCTAATTCTTTTTCTATTGCTTCTAGTATATCTGGATGCTCACCTACTCCTACTGGATTTTTAAGGTATACTTCAATATTAGCTTTATGTTTTGTTATATGACCTTCTGCGTGTGATACTAATCCGTCTATTATCATGTTTCTCATATTTGTTATAATCCAATCATCCATTGTTATTTAATAACCAAATGTAGGGTCAGAAGGTGTAAATCGTTTTATTTCTGCCATATTTCTATATGCTGATGGTTTCTGCGGTCTTGACATAATTAAATATCTTAAAGCATCATAAGCATGGTCAGATGATTTAGTATCAACATCCTCTGTTCTGTTTGGGTCTATCGGTATACTTTGTAATTCTCTAATCATATTAACACAAGTAGAGAATATCTGTAGTTTAGGTCTGCCCGTTTGTTTATCCTGCTTTAAATATTCATGTACTTGGATTTTACCTTGTATTCTATTTTTATCTGCTGGTCTTAATTTGTGACCTGCTCGGACCAAAGTTTCGCCTACAGTTGGTCCTCCTACGCCAGTTCTATTCCAAGCTGCACTATCTAATACTCCTTGAATACTTCTATGTTCATCTCTTTCGTATTCTGTTATCATATCAGATAAATCTTCACCAGTCAATCCTTTTCTGTATAGTTCTCTATAAATTATTAAAGTATCATCATCTGGGTCTATAGTAGCCCAAACACAAGCTGACTCTGAAGCATATCCATAATCCAGTCCTTTATACCTCATCCAATGTGTAGGTATCTTAAAAGGCGGGATTACATGAATCTCTGGATTAAATTCTGCAAATGCTGCACCTTCGGCAACATCCCAGTTACCTTCCAATAATTGTTTTCTTTGTATTGGAGGTAAAGATTCCAGCATTTTTTCATATCTACCATCTTCTGATAGATATGGGTTATCATCTAACCTTGCTGGAATAAACTTTCTTGATAGTCCATCTGGACCTTCAAATGAAGTATTTGGTGGTGAAGGGTCAAGATATCTTTTTCTTACCCAATGTCCACCGACACCCCCGGGGTTTGCAGTACACCTGATATAAGTTCTTATCTCTGGGTCTGTTGTTCTTAATCGTGATTGCAAGTATTGAAGTGGAAACTCGGTGGGGTATTGTGTTAATTCATCAATACCTATCCAACTATAAGCTTGACCTTGATACCGATATACATCAGCATCTCTGTCAAGATATCCGAACTCCAATGTTGCCCCCGAAGGAAACTTCCATAACTTTTCAACTTCCCTAAATTTAGCTCCGTTGAAAGCTTTTGGATATAGTTCTCTTGATTTGTCTATTAATTCTCTTAGTTCTGGCATACTTCTTCTTAGAAGTAATGCTCTATGGGAAGGTCTATGCATAAAGCGAAGTGGGTCTACCAACATCGCATAAGACTTTCCTCCTCCTGCTGCACCTCCGTATAATACATCTTGTTCTGATGAAGCAAGAAAATCTGTTTGTGGTCCTTCGTTTGGTTTAAAAACGATAGACTCTTTATTTTCTTTTATAAAGTCTCTAACTTTCTTTGGAGCTTTGTCTAGCTCTGTTTCAGTTATGACTGTATTTTTCTTTGTTGTCTGCTGTTTCTTTGGGTCTACAGCTAATTCAACCTTTGTTAAAACTTCTTTCTTACCTTTTAATGTAGCTCTAGCTTTAGTAAGTTTCTTTTCTAGCTTTTTAAGTTCTTTCTCTTTATCCCTTAATTCTTTACGAGCTTGTAGTTTTGCCTTAGTTTCTGCGGATAAATGTCGTGGAGCTTTAGAACCCTTTGGTCTTCCTGCCATAATTTATCCTCTTTTATCCAATAAGCCCTTTTGTCGTTCTTTATCCACAATTTTCTTTAATCCTACCGCAGATATACTTCTGCCCGTTTTATAGGATAATTGTTCTGCTGCTCCTCTTAGCGACAGAGAGCCATTCATAATGTGTTCTTTTGTTTCCTGTAGAGCTTCTAACTGTCCGTCAATGGGTTCTAGGAAACCTTCCACATTTGACTCCCTGTAGCCAAAAGGAATAGTAGAGGTTGTTCTACGCTTTAATGTCACTTCGTAGTCCTGCTATTGGAAAGCTTTCAAACTCAACACAATATGCATCTATTTGTGTTACAAGTTTGTATTCTAAAGGTTTACTATCGTAAACATCTAGTAATTCTTGTTTATTTTCTAAACATTCATATTCTGATGGGAATATAAATCCATTGTATTTTACTGATGGGGCGTTTGGAAACGACATTAATACCATCATAAACCATATCTTAATCATCCTCTGTATAGTCTCCTTCTATGACAACTTCTTTTTTGTCTGGTAAAAGGAATATACCTCCGGAAACATTGTGATTTACATTAATGTTTTCCTTTTTAGCAACACCAACTCTATCTAATAATGTCTGGGCTGCCTGTAATTTCGCATTTACCTGTGGTATTGGATTATCACTTTCCAATACTTGTACGAGTTTTTGTGCCGCCCTAGGTGCAGATTGTGCTAATATAGTATTTGCGGTGTCTATAATCTCCTGTTTGAGACTTTTAACCACAGCATAATAGCTAGTATCTTCGTAACCAGCTATTTGTAAAGCAGTTTTAATATCACCACTAGCTTCACCGCTTAAAGCATCAAGAAACTTCTCTTGTTTCTCTGTTAACTTGCGGTGTTTACTAGAATCTATCCTTTGTAAAAAACTCATAGTACCTATTATACACTCTAGTTAACACTTTGTCAAGCTTTTTTTTCTCTTGACAAATCTGAAATAGGGTGTATAATTATATATAAGACCCTCCGGGGGTTTAACACCTATAGTATAGATAAATATATATAGTTCTAACAGGACCGACCCGTGCCTGTAATGCAGCCCGAAACTAGTTAACACTAATAAATCATAATTTTGTATGACATTGTTATATATGTGGCGGGTACTGGGTATGCCACCTGCCTAGCCCTATGCGACAATCTGTCAAGTCTACAAAAAACATCACACCCCATTATATATTATATATCAAGTTACACTATAACATATATATTTCTATTTGTCAAGTAAAAAAATTAAAAAAAAATAATTTAATTTATCTAGTTTACAAAATTTATTTTAATCTAATACATATATATATTAATCTTTATTCTACTTTAAAAATATATATTATCTAATCTTTTCCTATACTTTTATAATTTATACATGATTTTTAAAAATATCTACTTGACATTATATTTTCTATAAGTATTTTAAATATTAATTAAATTATAATTGATTTAATTTGTACTTTAACATTGTAAACAAAAGGTAAAATATTATGACTAAAATAACTATGACTTATGACTTTTACAGAAAAGAAAATGAAGTAAAACATTTTGAAACTGAGGTCGAATTAAGAAGTTTTATAATTAGATTTCAGAATATATGTAAAAGATATAATAAAAAGCCATACTTTAAAATTGCCAAGGGTTATATAAAAAACTACCCTTTTAAATTAGAGACTAATTTTTTAACTAATTTTAAATATAACGCTTAATTAAATATAATATAAAAACTAACAGCCCCGCCCTAAAAAGCGGGGTTTTTTTATGTCTAAAATTTATTAGAAGAACAAAACAAGAACAAATATAAATCTTATTATTACCTTAATATTGCCTTAATTATGACAAGATTATATGAATGGAACTTAAAACAGAACAAAGCAAGAACAAATAAATCTTAATTTTTTCTTATTTATGCCTTGATTATGACACAATATTTTAGTATTATATAAATCATGAAACAAAAAAGACTAGATAAAAAAGCAAGATTAGAATTAAGAAAAAAGCTTATTTCTAATTATTACGATAATAACTATTATTCTATTTCTAGTATCTATAATAATATAGGTATGAGTTACAGGGGCGGCAAATCTAAAAAAGCTAGATATGCTGGTTATACAAATTAATTTAAAAAAAAGTATTGACACACTTTTTTAAGTGTGTTATAAAAGAAAACAAGAAAAAAAAGAGGTAAAGAAAAAAAGATAAAAAAAAATAAAAAAAGTTGTTGACATAAAAAAAGTAGTATGTTATAACTAAAAATATAAAGTTAAGTTTATAAATTCGAATAAAGTCGTTAACTTAACTAACCAAATAAAAGGGGTTTAAAAATGAATGATAAAGAATTTTGGATAGTTTTTTTAAGCGGTATCGTTACAGGTTGGTTTATTGTAGCTATACTAATGACACTAGTAACAATGAAGGGTTTTTAAAATGAGAGTATTAGAGTTAATTAATAGATTAAAAAAATTTGACTTAGATACAAAGTTAAATTTTTATATAGTAAATGAAAGCAACAATTTAAAAGAGTTGAATTTTACTAATATATTTGATGAGTTAGACAATGAAACAACAAATATAATATTTAAAAAAGATGAGGTGTAAAAATGCAATACTTAGAATTTACAAAGGCAAAAAAGCTTTTAAACATTGACAACAATGCAAAGACTGTAAAGGGGCAAAAATACGGATATGTCACAGCAATATTATATTTAGCACCTAGTAATCAAAGCGGGTTTAATGTTTGTCCTATGGCAAGTGAGGGCTGCAAAAGTGCGTGTTTATATACTGCGGGTCATGGGGCTTTTAACAATGTACAACAAGGGCGGATTAATAAAACAAGGTGGTATGTACAGGAACGAGACACATTTTTGACACAGTTAAGAAAAGAGATAGGATTATTTATTAAGAACGCCAAGAAAAAAGAATTAATACCATGTGTGCGACTTAATGGCACATCAGATATATCATGGGAAACTACGGGAATTATTGACGATTTCCCAGATGTACAGTTTTACGATTATACAAAGATATATAAACGGGCTTTAAAATATGCCAATGGTCAAATGCCTAGTAATTATCATTTGACATATAGTCTAAATGAGGATAATATCAAAGAAGCTTTTGACATACTCAACAAGGGCGGTAATATATCCGCAGTATTTAGGCATGGGTTACCCGATACATACAAGGGATATACTGTTATCAATGCGGATGACAGCGATTTAAGATTTCAAGACCCGCATAATATTATATGCGGTTTGAAAGCCAAGGGCAAAGCTATAAAAGATTATAGCGGGTTTGTTCTTGAAACTAACTAAAACAATGAGGTGAAAAATGTTAAACTTTATAAATGCGTATTGGACTATTCTTAAATTTGGTATAACAGGAATTAGACCAACAAGAAAAAGAATTAATCAATATAAATATATGGGTTATTCTGTAAGTGAAACTAAAGGCGGGAAAAGTAAAGAAGGTTTTGTAAAAGTAACAACGGGCTTTAAATCTCTTTACTACCCGAACTATTACAGAAAAACTAATATAAATGGTATCAGATTAAATAAAGATGTGCCATTTGCATATAGATAAAAAATAACTATTGACAAATTAAAATAGTTATGATATAAAAGGTTTATATACTGTGAAAGTGGATAAAACCGCCACCGACTAGTGTTCCGATAAGTACTTTAAAAAGGGAGACCAGTATATAAAATTTAGTTTGTGTGAGCATTTATCTCTCGAAAGAGAATAGTACATCCGACAAACTAAAAGGCGATACAGTAATCCTGCTTTGCTAAAGAACTAGAATTGTAAGTAGTAATAACTTTCTGGTTTGAGTAGTGCCAAAGAGCATGAACCCATAAACTACTCAACTAAACTAACTAACGAGAGGTAAATATGACTAAACTAACTTTTATTTTTAATGACCAAACTTTTGTTACAACTGACAAAGACGCAATTAAAAAAGGTTATGGGTCTGGTATGGAACAAGCGAACTACCACTTTTCCTTACCACAAGGGGCATGGTTTGGTCACTATGATACTGAAACAATACCAGAAAATACTTGGAAATGGGTTGAAGGTAATTTTTGGGATTAAACTAACGAGAGGATAAATAATGATGAGTAAAGTAAAAGAGTGGGCAACTGATTTAGCAGAAGTTTATTTAGATGAGTTAGCTAATGACATTGACACTAATAAAA